CTATAGCGAGCGCAGTGCACCGAAGAACGATGACAACTTCTACACCAAAGCACTGGTAAAGGCAGATGCTGCAGCGTATCAGACGGTGACGGCATGTGATCTGATTTCATTTTCAATGCGGGTAAAGCTATTCCGTAGGATTCAGGGTAGGGCAAGGCAGTATGGCGAAAGCAAGCCCGATGGTTACAAGATCTCCGACAATGGCGTAAAGGCCAGGACAGCATTCTTCAAGGTGTATTACAGACCACTGGGTCAGCGTGATGCAGACTTGCTGCCGGTGATTATTGCAGCACGGCGATCAACGGATCTGGACAATTTTATCAGCGTTGATTTCAAGGCTGGTGTACGTGGGCGGAAGTGGGATTTTAGGTTTGAGCCGATTGGCGATATTGGTGCGGAGATGCAAGAGAATGGCATCAGCCAGTTTGCAGTAATTGAAAACTCAGGCAACAGCGCGACGTTTACGCATAAGGGTAATCAGTTCCGATGGATTGGGCGGTTGGCTGGGGTGAACGGGGTATTCAAGGATCGTGGCCCTGTATTAACTAATGAATGGGATCTGTTCAGTGTGCGGTCAGACACTGACATTCAGTTTAGTTTTGAGAGCGGGCCAGAGTTTGCAATCACAGCTGTTACAGAGCAACAGTTGGGAGAGTTGACGCGCAAGTATGACGCGATGAGCATGTTGGCGTTTGGTGTATTTAGTGGTCGCGGTGTGCAGGATTTGCGGAGTGTGACAGCGTATGTCACCAATGGTAAGGATAGCTATGTGGTGGATGAAGAAACTGGAGCAACGTCAAAGGATGTAAACAGTACCAGTTACGCACCTGATATTTTCGCTGATACGGTACTGGATAAGGAGAACGGGATCGGAAAGTATGCCAAGCCATCAGGTGTTGAATGGCAGATGTTGGCATTGTCTAAGCGATTCTGTAAGAACAACGGACTAGGTTGTCAGTTATTCATGGACCCGCTGATTTCAGAAGCTGGATCATGGCGGCAATTCTGGGCAGAAGTTGCTCCGTACAGTTTGCTGGAGTTTGCCAAGATCGGCGGGAAGGAGACGCTGGTGCCTGCAGTGCCAGTGAATAATGCAGGCCTGGCCAATCGGCGGGTAACGATTTCTGCGCTGTTCAACCAGGGGAACATTCTTGAGGGAAGTTATCGTGAAGAGTTTTTGGACTATGGCACCAATGTTCAGGATCTGATCGCAACGGTGATTTATCGGGAAACCGAGAGCGATGATGTGTTTCCACGTAATGCAAGCGTTGATGTGCGGTTGCGAGATACAGATGAAAGCAATGCAATCCGCCAGTCGTTTGACATTAGCCAGTATGTAACGCAACGCGAGCAGGCTGTATTGTTCGCTAAGTTGCTATGCAATCAACGTCGATGGGTGCGCCGTGGCGTTGAGTTTCAGACATTCCCGACTGACTCACCGATCAGTCCTGGAGCATATATCTATGTGGATATTGGGCTGAACACTTGGGACCAGATTACGTCGGGTGTGGTGATGGATAATGGCGAGTTGAATGCACCACTGACTGATCGTATCCGAGATGGGCAGTATAGCGTGCTAGTGCATAAGGCAGGCGATCGTGTGCGGACGTTCGACAATGTGCCGGTTTCCAGTGGCCGTGCGCCCAGTTTGCGGGAGTATGCCGGCTCGATGTTCGTGCTTGGCGCTGCAGCAAATCGGAAGCGGGTGTTTAGGGTGACGGAAGTGGTGATGAGCGAGGAAGGTGAGGTAACAGTGAAGGCATTAGAGCACCCGTGCGAGATCAATGGTAATGAGGTGCTGAGCCGGATTGCCGACTTCAGCGATGCACTGTTCACCGTGGTGTAGTGGATAGCCTGATGGTGATGTGGTAGGCAGCAGATGGGTTATTACACAGGCCGCACCGCCGCCTTGCGGTTTAACGGGAAGCCCGTTGCAAAGGTGCAGAACTGGTCACTAGAGAGCAGCGTGCAGCTGCTGCCGACCGATGATCTAGGGAGTGATGCCAACACGTTTACGCCTGGGAAGAAGGGTGGAACAGGCAGCGCGACGATGATGTATTACAGGCTGGAGCCTGGCGAGAATGCAACCAGGACAGAGTTCACGTCACTGCTGAATAAGATCCACAAGAAGGGTCCGATTGTGCCTGGTAACCGTGTCGAGCTTGATCTGGTTATTGATAGCAGCCCAGGTGCCAGCAATGACATAATCAGATGCAATGCGTACATCACTAGCTGCGTGCTGGGCAGCGCAACAGGTGAGCTGAGCATAGTGCCGTTTCAGTTTACGGTGGATGGTGATTTTATCGATGTGATCGAGTGACGGTGTGACGTACTATCTTGGCACTAAAGGTAATGTCAAACTGCGGCGGGGCAGCAAGGTAATTTATGGCGGCATTGAAGATCAGATTATCCCCGATGATGTGAATACAGCGCTTAACCGATTGTCGTTTGACAAGGCGCTGGACAATATCCTGATTGGTGATCGGCTCGACCTGAGCACTGCTGATGCGCGTGGGCTGGCGTGTTTCCCGCCCGAGACGTGGGGGCTGGCCAGCAATGCCACATCAGAAAAAACGATCACTGCATATGTGCATGTGAATGAAATGGGCGGGTTGCGGTTTTTCCGTACATTTCAGGATGCAGTCAATAATGTACGGGCTAATGAGATCCCGCTTGCAGCGTTCAATGGCGCACCATTGGAGATCAGCGCACGAATCCGTGATGTATCGTATAACGTGTTGGGTTGCGTGGAGCGATATGAATACAATACAGATCGAGCGACGATTGAGGCATCATCGCTTGAGGATCGATTTCGCCAGCAGCTGTCAGCAGGGCTGATCAGTGGCGCTGGGCGAATTGAGTGTGAGTTCAATTATCGAACGACGGGATTTACAGAGCCAGCGTTGCTGCTGCTGCAGTTGATCCAACGCGTGGAGATTGGCAGCGAGTTTGATCTTGCGCTGTACCTGACGGATAAGGCTATTGATCCAACGGTTGATACGATATTTTATGACCTTACAGCTGTCGTCAATCGTGCCGGCGTTCAGGTTGCAGCGAACGACATTGTACGCTGCGGCATTGATTTTGTCACTACCGGCGACATCCGATTGATTTACGGTAAGCCGGCAGAATACATCTTGAAAGAAGATGACGATCGGATTGAGCTGGAGCAGTCGCTGGATTATCTGCTGCAGGAGATTGACGACTGATCACGGTTCATAGCCTGATGGTGTGACGGTCGCGGCGAGACCTTGGCGGATCAAAGGATTTCCCAACTCACCAGGCTGACGAAGGCTGGTGCTGCAGCAGGTGATCTGGTGCCTGTAGCGGACATATCCGCCAGCGAGTCGAAGGCAATAACGCTTAAGGATCTGGTTGCTGCTGGCATTGATCTGGTCGATGCGGGGGAGATCGACCTGTCGAAGCTCGACCAGGCCAGTGTTACCAAGCTGGGTACTGGTGCACTGGCTGATGGTGCAGCGACTGCAGCGAAGCTGGCAGCAGATAGCGCTACGGCAGTGGCCGGGGCAGCGCCCATCACCGGTAATCATCGCGGCAGGGGATGGTTCAACAGCAGCACCGGCAACCTGCAGGTATGGGACGGTGCAGCATTTGCGCAGGTGGTGCTGCCTACGGCTGGCATTGGCGACCTGCAGGTTACGACAGGCAAGCTGGCCGATGGCGCCGTCACCACTGCGAAGGTATCACCGCTTGGATCAGCAGCGTACGCGGCTGGATCGGTCAATACAGCAGCACTGGCTGATCTGGGTGTAACGACCGGAAAGATCGCCTTGGGGGCGATCACAGCGGCAAGGCTGGCGGCTGGAGCGATTGAGACAGCAGCGCTGGCACCTGCTGCTGTGACGTACAGCAAGCTGCAGAATCTGAGCGGTACAGACCTGCTGCTGGGGCGTGCTAGCGAAGGTGCTGGAACCGTTGAGGAAATCCCTCTGACGGCTCAAGGGCGTGCATTGATCGCTGGGTTGAGTGCAGAGGAACAGCGAAACACGCTGGGACTGGGGACACTGGCGACTGCATCCGGCACATGGGCGAATGGATCGTCGTTCAGTGGCACCAGCTCTGGCAATAACACGGGTGATCAAACGATCACGCTGACCGGTGATGTAACTGGCAGTGGCACGGAAACGTTTGCGGCAACGATTGGCGATGGAGCGATTACCGAGCTGAAGTATGCCGCGCTGAGTATTCCGACCGGTGCATTGCAGGATGATTCGATCACTGCTGCAAAGATGGCAGACCAATCTGCTGCAGTGGTATCCAATGCAACGCCATCAGGCGATGGTGCATTTGTTGGTCAGCAGTGGATCCATACCAGCACGGCTGCGGTGTATTCATGGATTGGCTTGGAATGGCTGAAACACGATTCAGGTGGGTTGTTGGCGACTGATGTGCCTAATCTTGATGCCACAAAGATTGTAAGCGGCGAGTTTCCGGCTGATCGACTGGCTGCTGCGGCTGTAACACGAACCAAGTTGGCGAATTATGCAATAGGCAGTATTGGGGAAGTATTTCCAACTGCTGACTTTATCTCCCAGCTCCACTTTAATCCGCTGAACAAGACGTTTTATATGTGGGATGGGAACGTCTATCAGCCGATTGGGATTAGCTCTGGCGCGGTAGTATTTGCTGGCACGTATAACGCAGACGACAATAAAGTTGATACCGTGACCAGCGCTGGGCAAGCGCTGGGCTTGACGGTCGGCAGTGCGTTACCAGCTGCCGCTGCAGCTAATGCTGGGCATTACGTGGTGGTGTCAGAGTCTGGTACGGGAACGTCACCAGCGCCAACATCAGCATTGGCGCCGCCAGACATCTTGCTAAGCACTGGCAATGAATGGGCTGAAATTGATGTAAGTTCAGGTTACACAGCGCAGTCCGCAATTAATGTTGCGTTTACACCAGCGGGCACAATTGCAGCGTCAAATGTGCAAGCTGCGATCGAGGAAGTCTCGGGTGATGTCGGGGCTGCAAATACGTTAGCGGCTGCAGCACTGCCCAAGGCGGGCGGTACGGTCACTGGTCAACTGCTGATCGGCACTGCGGGCAGCCTGGTATTTGAGGGCAGTGTTGACGATGGATTTGAGACCGCAGTGGCGGTGGCGAACCCCACTGCTGATCGGACAGTAACGATCCCGAACGAGACAGGAACGATCGTTACTACTGGGTCGAGCGGTGTTGTGACGAATGCGATGGTCGCGAACAATGCCGCGATTGCGTTGTCGAAACTGGCGACTGGTGCGCTACCTACAGCGATCACTGTAGCGAGTGCGAACATCGTCGATGGAACGATTGTTGATGCAGACATCAATGCAAGCGCTGGTATCACGCTGGCCAAGCTGGGAACTGGTGCACTGCCAACAACAATCACTATTGCCAGTGCAAACATTGTAGATGGCACGATCGTTAATGCAGACATCAATGCAGCGGCAGCGATTGCCGGCAGCAAGATCTCACCAGACTTCGATGCAAATGTCCGGATTGGCCAGGCCAGTACGGACATACCTGGCGCAGGGAATAATACCTACGGCATTTCGTTGCGCACCAGCGGGAATGGATACTTCTCAGCGCAGGATGCAATCGCTGGATTGTTCAACCGCAGCAATGACGGCAGCATCATCAGTATCCGCCGGGCTGGTACACAGGTCGGCTCGATCGCAGTTACAGCATCAGCCACAACGTATGGCACAAGTTCGGATTACAGGTTGAAGGAAAACCTTAAGCCGCTGACTGGTGCAATTGAGCGGTTGTTCCAGTTGCCCGTGTATCGAGGTAACTTTATCGCCGCGCCTGGCCAGGAGGTGGATATGTTCTTAGCGCATGAGGCGGCCGAGGTGGTGCCTAATGCGGTGCAGGGTGAGAAGGATGGAGCTGAGTATCAGGCGATGGATCACAGCAAGCTGGTACCGCTGTTGTGGGCAGCGCTGCAGGAAACGATTGCACGCCTTGCGCTTGTAGAGGCATCCATAGCCTGATGGTGACACGTCCCGTCATTCAAGATCCCATGAAGGAACAGCTGGTGCAGTTGATTATTGCGTATGGCGCTGCGCAATCATCGGGCAATGCACTGCTTAAGCAAATGGCTGGTGCACAGCTTGATGCGTTTTTGGAGAATGTTGAGTTGACCAAGCCTGCACCTGCAACATTTGAAGTAGTAGCTGCCGAGGTTGAAGCGAACTGATGATTTACCCTGCAACACTGGACATCACGATTCTCCAGAACTCAACGTTCAGGTTGCTTTATCGTGCGCTGCAGAAGCAGAAGACGATTGCATCGTTTGCGGTGAGCACTGGCAGTCCGGTGTTTACCGTGCCGTGCCATGGGTTGAGTGCTGGCGACAAGGTTGTTGTGGTGCCAGCTGGTGAGGTAGAAGCACAGTACCCGAGTAGTGCAGCGCCGACGCCTCCTGCAGTGCCCTGCGGGCTGGAGCTGAATCGGGTGTATTACGTGATCGCGTCTGGGTTGACCACCAATGCGTTTACGGTGTCAGCTATCAGTGGCGGATCGGCAATTACGGTTGCGGATCAGCCGTTGCAGTCTGGGATGTGCATCGCCCAGCCGGTTGACCTGACCGGTTATACGGCTGATGCAGATTTGAAAGGGTTGCTTGATGATCAGCAAGTTGCCACCTTCACCTGTGCGCTGCAGACCGCAAATGAAGGATTGGTAAGCATATCGATGACACCTAGCACTGCGGTGGGCATTGAACCGGGCCGTTATGGATGGGATGCGTCGCTGACCAGTGGTGCTGGTGAACGGTACTATTGGCTGACTGGTGTTGGCACTGTGCAGCGTACGTTTTCGAGGAACGCCTGATGAGCAGCAGCGCATTTGATCATGCCGTACAGGCAAAGGTGGCATTGATCTATCAGGATCCTGCCTGTGTTGCTGCTGACAATGTAAATCAGAATACGATCTCACTGGTTGAGCCAGAGGGCAATGGTGTGGTGGTAACTGGCACCGCACAGCCTGCGCTGGCTGTGATCGTACCGGGCGTGCAGGGACCGAGTGGTACGGCGTTTGAGGAGATCCCGCTAAACAAGCTGGCGCCTGGTGCACTGCCCAGTGGCATCACTGTAGCCAGCGCCAATATTGTAGATGGAACGATTGTTAACGCGGATATTAACGCTGCTGCAGGGATTGTAGATACCAAGCTGGCAACGATCAGCACTGCCGGCAAGGTGTCGAATAGTGCCACAACTGCAACAGCAAGTAATACAGCAAGTGCGATTGTTGCCCGTGATGCGTCTGGTAACTTTACTGCCAATGTGATCACTGCTGATCTGGCAGGGAAGTCAGACAGCACCGATGAGCTAGAGAATGGGCTGACATTCAACAATTTGGGAAGCGGAATCGCTAGCGGGACAGAGTTCGACGGTACTGTTGCCACCACGGTTTCGTATAACAGTGTCGGTGCTGCGGCTGCTGGTCACTCGCACGCCAATTTAATCTTTGTGCCTGTTGGCGCAAATGATACCGCGCTGGCTGCTGCGTTTACTGACGCTGCTGCAAACGACAAGAAGATCGTTTTCAGCGAGGATACAACTGTCAAGATCCCAACGGTTGCGGCGACCATCCAGGCGGTATGCGAGCTGGTGGTGCCTACGGTAAATGTAGAGATTCTGATTGAGAGTGGGCATGAGATTAACAACTCCAATTTGCTACAGAATGGTGACTATTCGCGGTTTACGATTTCCAGTGAAGACGCTGAAGCGCTGGTAGGCACCAGCTTGGCGGGTGATCTTGGCGTCGTGCAATGCGTTAATGCCACCGCACCAGTATGGAATTTTATTTTGGACTGCGATGGCAAGGCTGATTACGGCCTGTACCTGATCAGCTCTCGCGGGTGGATTAAATCTGCCAAGGGCGTCAAACGCAGCCGACGTGCGAATCTATTTGTTCACCATGCTTCTAATCTCGGATCTGAGGTAATCAGCGGCGTTGGTGCTGTGCTGTCAGATGGCCAGGGCCATGGTGCGTGGGTTACATGGGGATCATCGGCACAGCTCAGCTTTGCAAACGCTCAAAACAATGCGGCTGTTAGAACTAACGACTTCGCGTTTTTTGTCTCACGTGGCACTCATTTAATGATTGACCGCACCAACATGAGCGGCTCATCAAACGGCATTCGTTGCGCACGTTCTATCGTATGTGCGCGGGATACTATTCTGGATAACATCCCAGCGTTGGCTGTTGTGTGCTTTGAACTGGGTTTTGTGAGCCTGTCGCGGGCTAGTTTTGTCAACTGCGGCGGGAGTAGCTTTAACAATGCAAAAGCAATCCTGCAAGTAGGCATAGGAGATGACGACCGCAATCAGTCAGGCGGTCAAATCAATGCCGAGAATGCGACGTTTGACGATGCCAACGCCGACATTGCAAGGGTCATTGGCGGTGATGGCTACATCAATCTTGATAACGCTACTGGTACTGGTATTGGACAGAGGGTAGCAGTTGTTGGCTGGGGAACCATCACTTCATATCGATCATCGTTTGCGACTGCCGCCAGCAACGATCAAAACGAACTGATCACGGTTAGCCGTGGCGGAAAGTTCCAAGGGTTTGCATCTACGTTTGATGGTGGTGCCACTGTCCGCAATGTAGCGCGTGTCATTGGCGATGGCTTTGTGTCGCTGGATTCATGTGTAGGCACAAACTTTACCGAAAACACGATCTGCCGACTTGAGGATAGCGGCACCTGCTACGCACGTTCTGCATCGCACAATGGCAGTGCCGACATCATGCAGCGTGGAACCAATGCTAATGGCGAGTTCGTAAGATTTAATAATGGAATGCAGGAGTGCTGGGCATGGCTTGAAATGACCACTATTAGCACTGACGGCAAACTAATGGCACGCACATGGGTGTTTCCGGCAGCCTTTATCAATCCAGTTTCTTCCGTTGTTGTTACAGGCGCAATGAGCGTGCGCAACCCTAGCAATCAAACAATCAACTCAACACGAAATAAATTGAAGGATGCTCAGCTACTGTCATCTGCAGTTTCAGTATCCGGTTCCGAGTTCTTCGTTGAAATCAACTCCACCGCCACCACCACATTCGTGACCGGCGACACCTGCTGGATTCGCGCCCATGCTATCGGGAGGTGGTTCTAAGCCACAGCCGCCCTCGTCGTCGCGGCAAGAAGCCATTGCGCGGACAGGGGCGTTAAGCATTGCTCTGCAGACTGATCCTGTAGGCAACAGTCGCCCGTGGACCCAGCATCCGTAGCAGCACTCGGAGCCCTTGGGCTGGCAGCCACATCAGCCTTGTGGAAGATCGCCAATGGTTTAGGCAGGTTTGAAGCGCGGACGCTGGTGATCATGGACGGGATGCAAACCATGCTCAAGGATCACGAAGCACGAATCAGGGAAGTGGAGAAGATGCGATGAAACTGTCTGAAGTGCTGGCCCCTGCACTCGCGCCGGTGATGACCGCTGCAGGGTTGGCCACTGTGCTGGGTATTGCCTACATCACCGACTGCCGATTCAACAAGGGCGGCACATTTGACAGCTGCTGGCTGACCGGTGCCGGCCTGATGGGCATCGGCGGTGGCGGCGCTGCTGGTGCTGCTGCTGGATTCAGGGCTGGTTACAACACCTATAACCCGGCGCTGCGGAAACCCGATGACCTGGGCTGATCTCCACATCGTCGGCGATCTGTTGGCAGCACGGCTGCTGTGGTTGGCGCTGGCTGAGCTGATCGCCAAGCCGTTACTCCGGCTCGCCTACCACCGCACTGATGCCGCTCTAGGAGACCGTCTACCAAACCTTTCATGACCAACACCGCACCCAAACCTCCCATGACCAACACCGCACCGATCGAATTGGAGCAGCTGTTCAGGTTCTGGCGTGGCCTGCCACATCAGACTGCAGCGGTTTCGGAACTGCAGGAGGCGTTCAAGCAACCCGGCGCTACATACGCCACGGTGATGCGCAGGGATCAGCCGTGGTTCAAGACCTGGAGCACCGACGGCAAGCAATCCGATTCCAGCCTGGCCAACCTGCAATCCTGGCTGACCTTCCTGTGTGGCCCGGATGTCGAGCGGATCAGCCGCGGCAAGATCAAGCCGCTGACGCCTGCCGAAGCATGCGGGTTCATTGGCTGCATCATCGTCGAAACCGGCCGGCCATTGCTTGACAAGCTCGACGTGATCGAGGCCGGCAGCGGCGCTGGCCGTGGGGCGATGCAATACACCGGCGTTCGGCGCACCGCCTACGACAAAGCCCGAGCCGCTGCCATCGCCAAAGGGATTAACCCGGGCGGCAACGCCTGGCAGCAACTGTATTTCGCTGAGGAGTACGCCGGCCTGCACGATCCGCCGCAGGGCTCGCTGATCGGCTGGACTCGGGTGTTCGAGGATCGGCCCGCAGGGATGGACCCAGCCAGAGCGGCGGCCTATTTCAGCGAGGTCTACTTCCGCCCTGGCGTGCCGCACCTTGACCGCCGGCAGGCTGAGGCGCGCCGCGTGTGGGGGTTGGTGGAGTCTGGGCGGCTGACGGTGGCCGGCCGCCCTCCGGTGCAGCTGCAGCAGCAGACCGGCTACGGCAACCCGCTGCAGGTGCCCTGGTTCGCGCAGATGGACTCTGCCGATCGTGCCCAAGCCGCCCGGATGTGCTTCAGCAGTTCCTGCGCCATGCTGCTGCAGTACCTCAAGCCCGGCACCCTGCGAGGCGCCAACGGCGACGATCAATACCTGAAGAGGGTTCAGTCCTACGGCGACACAACTGACCCGACCGCGCAGATCCGGGCGCTGAGCAGCTACGGCATCAAGGCCCGGTTCACCAAGGTGGCCGGGTTCGCCACGCTGGAGCAGCAGATCAACGCCGGCGTGCCCGTGCCGGTCGGGTTCCTGCATCGAGGCCCTGTGTCGGCACCGACCGGCGGCGGCCACTGGCTGATCGTGGTGGGCTACACGAAGGATCACCTGATCGTTCACGACCCCTTCGGTGAGGCCGACCTTGTGAGCGGCGCGACCCTGGGCGGCGTGGCCCGGTTCGCCAGGTACAGCCGGCGGAACTTCGGCCCACGGTGGATGGTGGAGGGCAGCAACACGGGATGGGCAATCATCGCTGAGCGCTGATGCCTTTCGGCCACGAGATCGACCAAACCGAGCTCCAGCCCAAGCGAGTCACCAAAGCCAGGTTCCGGCGCCGAATCTTCGAGGCCTGGGCCAGTCAGTGCGCGTACTGCGCCGACCCGGCCGACACCCTTGACCACGTTCTGCCCCGCTCCAGGGGCGGGCTGACGGTGGCCGCGAACCTAGTGCCGGCCTGCCGCCGGTGCAACGGGGCGAAGAGCTCCACCGACTGGCGGGAGTGGTTCCGGGCCCAGGCCTGGCACTGCCCGGAGCGGGAGGGGCGGATAGATGGGTGGCTAGGGGGTGGGAATCCCCCGGCTGGCGAGCATCATGGTCAGAACGTCGATGGCATGGTGCCCTGAGTAGCACCTGATCCGCTGGCCCAGCCCCACCACCACCCAGCAGGTTGACCCTCTGGGATCCGTTGCAACAGTGACGAACGGCCGATCGTCGCCAGACTGGGGAATCTCTGCAGCGGCTGTCATGCTCGGCCTCGATCTCACCCTCAGCCTGTCGAGGCAGGCGATGATGCAGAGCCAGCGGCAGAGGGCCGCCCGGCTCAGCCGCGATGAGCTGGCCCAGTGGTGCGATGAGCTGATCCAGGTGTGCCACCAGCAAGAGCACATGATCGCCGAGCTGCAGCGGGCCGCGGCCAATCTGATGGTGGAGCACGCTCTGGGTGATGCCCCCGCGTTCGGCGCCCCGAGCGATGAGCACCGGCAGAAGGCCCGCGAGCTGATGGCGACGAACCGGGGCCGCCGCGAGGGGTGGGCACTGCGCTGGGCCCGGCAGGTGCTGGGTAGGTGAGCTGATAGTACGGGCGGACCACTTATCAATGAGAACGCCTGCACTGCAGTGGGTCCGCTCCTGTAGTACAACCGCTCACCCCTGTTTGTGACGGGATGTAACGGGAGACAGTGTGCCACCTGTGGAAACTGAGTTATCCACAGGTACACGCCGATACATTTCCCAAGATCCCTGTTGCCGCAATGTATCTCAGCGGTAGTACGGCTGTTCACTGCAGCCCGTTTTTGTGCTGACGTGATACAGAAAACGGCTGGCTGTGTGCCAGTTTGTTCCCAAGCCGTGTGCGCGGTGTGTGCCAGTTCGTTCTTATGTGTGCCACTACGTCACCGGCACACGCGGACGGGATCGACTGCGGCGCAACGGGTCTGGCTGATTCTGGTACGGCTGTATCAGCTGGCGGGGTGTGGTACGACGTGACGGTATGGAACACACTGATGGGGCACCACGCACCACTCGCCATGGACGACCTCACGTTCTCCGCTCCCGTCGCCACCGACCTAGAGGATGCGCACGACCACAGCACCGACGCCTGCAACGCGATCGAGGCGCTGCAGGTCACCGACCTGTGGTTCTCGCTCCCGGTCGAGACCCGCCGCGCGCTCTGCGCTGCGCACGCCCACCTGGCGGCACTGAGTGACACGCTCAGCCAGGTGGTCTGACTGACCGCCCACCACACGCCACGCCATGGACCACGCCACACACGCCACCGACACCGACGCCCTGATGGCCGAGGTGGACGCCCTGCTGGAGCAGGCCGCCGCCACCGACGCACGGGTGGACGCCCTGCTGGACGGGTGGGCGCCACGGCCCACCACGGCCCTGCGCCGGCTCCAGCGCACCGCCCGGCACACGGCCCGGCTGTCGGCACTGGTGGAGCGGCAGCAGGCCGCCCTAGCCGCCCAGCTCGATGCCATGGAGCAGGACGCCTGAGCGGCCCCTGTGTGCCCCTGTGAGGCGCCTCACCGCCGTGGTGCGTGTGTCACACCGTCACCCGGCCTGACGCGCCTCACAGGCGCTCCCGTGCGCCACCTCGTCACACTGACTGAACACCGATGACCGACTACGACATGCACGACCTGATCCGGGACCAGCTGACCGGGATCTACGTCAGCACCACCGCCCTGGGCCTGATGCCCGAGCAGTACGACCAGCGACTCACGCAGGCGCTGCAGCTGCTGCGCGACGCCCGGGCCCTGCTGGAGGAATGCCGTGGCTGACTCCAGCACCCGTCGCACCGCCCGCTGGCGTCGCCGCTTGCGAGGCCTGCCCGACCCGGACGCGGCGCAGCCGTGCCCTGAGTGCGGCCGGCTGGTGCGGTCACGTAGAACGGCCCCGCTGTGCTCCATCTGCTGGAAGCGCTCGCCGGCGGGGCGGGAGGCGAACCGGCAGCGGATGGCCAAGCGCAGGGCTGCGAGGCGTAACAGTTTGTGAACTGACCCCCTGATGGGTGGCCGTGGTGTCCGCAAGCGGTTACAGTGAGGGCATCGGGAGGGAAACCTCCTCCGGGGCTCCGGCCCCTGGCCCACGGGAGCCTGCCAGATCGTCGGCATTCCCCGCTCCACTCCATCGCCACTGACAGCTATGACCACCATCCGCTCCACCATCACCGGCAGCCCCACCACCGGCGCCGATATGCGCCTCTTTGTGCTCCATCACCCAGAGGCAAAGCGCCTCCAATTCTCGGTGTGCTCTCGGTGGACAACATTCAAATCATTCACCACCCTTGACCATGCAATCGCATGGTTTGAGGCCAAGGCCCTTGAGTGGGCCTGACCACCCCACGGCCCGCCGGAGCCCATCCGGCGCCCATCCACTCGCCACCATCTGCCATGCAAATCCCGACCCGCGCCGAGCGCCGAGCACTGTTCGCTGAGGCGCTGCTACAAGGAACCCGTGAGGCCTTCGTCGGCTGGGACGCCGATGCCGGCAACATCATCCGCGCCGCCGTGGAGGTGGTGCTGGGTGATCCGTCCCGCGACGCCACCCGTCCCACCACAGCCCGCCACCGTGCCCAGTTCCTGGCGCTGGCCGATGCGATTGAGGGTGGGGACTGATGCCCCTAACCCCCGCCGAAAAAACCCGCCGCCATCGCCTCCGTTTGGCGGGCGACCTACCCGCCCTGCCCGTCTGCCCTCAGTGCGGCTGCACCGTGGTGAGCACCCGCAGCCTGCCGCTGTGCGCGCTGTGCTGGCGGCGATCGCCAGCGGGGAGAGCGGCGGATGCGGAGAGGAAGCGGCGCAGGCGGAGATCACGCACACCATCATCAGGAGATCAGGGATGAGCAGCTACGAATCACCATCACGCCGCGTCAGCCGCGAGTCGCTGGGCGACTGGGCAATGACGGACCCACTGGCCGGCGCTGCCTTGCGGTCGGGCGGCACTGAGGCAGAGCTGATCCACGCACTGCTGGAGGATCGTCGGCGGCTGAAGGAGCTGCTGACGAAAGCCCTGTTTACCAGCCCGCCGGCGGTGGTAATCAGCGAAGAGGCGTTCAAGCGGTATCAGGCGAGGAAGGGCAGCCCGCCGGCGCCCATCGACGAATCCGACTGCTTCGACTGCGACCTAAGCCAGGAGGATGCCCGCAACGAGTTGCAGCGCATCGAGCGGTCGCTATCAGGAGATCAGGAATGACGTTCAAGTGGCCTCAAAGCCCGGCCAAGATGAGCACCGATGAGTTCATGGAGTGGCTGGAGAGGGCCACGCCTGAGCAGCTGGAGAGCTTCGCCAATGGCACAGACGGCTGGCCCACGGTGTCCGACGCGAAAGTGGCCGACAATGCCGTGACCGCAGGGGACTGGCCGGAGCCCGCGAACTACAGCGAGTTTCGACTGTGGCACCTGCTCAGGTCTGACTTCATGCTCAGGTGATCGCCATCGTGACAATGTGTGAACCGTCCGCCGTGGTGGTGGGCAGGGTGTCCGCAACGGGTTACAGTATGGGCATCGGAGGGGAACGCCTCCACTGCCACTCGCCAGCCATGACTCTCGCCACCCTCCCCGCCTATTTCGCGCTCGAAACCGTCAACGGCCAATGCCGCTACGAGTTCCAGCCCTGCGGCGGCCATCAGGCCTATTGCCGCCGCTACGTCAAGGATGACGCCGGAAACTGGCAGCTGCTGTCCAGTGGCTGCAACTGGATCGGCATCATGCGCCAGCGCTACAGCGATCTGAAAGCCAAAGGCCTCCGCCCTGCAGACAACACCAGCCACGATCATCATTCCTGACCCACCCCGCCTGGCCCCAGCGCCGGGCTTTTCTGTATCCTGACCCCAGCAACACCCCCGCGCCCGTCGGGCCGACCCAGAGCGGGGGTCACTCTTCACCAGCTCCCCCCAGCAGCAGCGACCCGCAGCCGCTCGCCGAGGCGGGTCCAGTTCCTGGGGAACCCTCCGACCCTGCGCAGCGCCCGGGGCTCGGGCTTCACCCTTTCGACCGGCACCAGCACCAGCTGATCTGGCCGTTCCCGCCGCCGCCTGCTCCGATCCCTCGGCTCCGGTTTCTTCCGCTCCACCGCCAGCAACACCAGCTGCACCGATGCGGTTCGTAGCGCTGCCTGCAGTTCTGCCAGCCGCACCGACACTGCCCTGGCCGCCAGCCCCTCTCGCTGCCCGATCTCCCCCGGCTTCAGTTCCTCGCCGTCCAATCCCCACGCCAGCGACAGCAACCGCTGGTCCTGTCTCCCCAGCTGCCCGATCAACTGCCGCAGCTGTTCCGCCTGCTTCCATCGCTCCTGCTGTTCCTCCTGGTCCTCTGGCGTCTGGTCCCAATGCGGCACCTGATCGCCCAGCGTCAGTTCGTCATCACCAACCACCTCATCCAAGCTGGCGACGCTGCGGCCGTTGGCCAATACCTG